CGGGTTCGTCCGAAAGTACAAAACGGTTTGGACCGACAACCATCTTTCCATCTGTCGTATCCATCATCTTACCGAAGTAGATGACCAAACGAGCGTAATGGAGGATATTGCGTTGATCCGACGTACTTTGCCAATGCAGAATGTTTAAGTCACCTAATGACTCGAGTGGAGGATCGACGACCATCTCGCGAATCTTTTCTCCGAGGTAAACTGTAACGAGAGGGACGTACCCGAGATTATTCGTCCCGGACGATTCCGGCTCGTAAACACCTTCGTCGTTTTGTTTATGCACCTCCCAGTTTGTTTGCGTAAATACACGAATGCGATTAACGTCTTTTTGACCGTACTCCCCATCGGGCTCCTCGGTCGTTTCTCTTATGCGGATCTGAGTAAGTGTGACTTTACCCTGCTTAACCTCAGTTCTCCAGCCGATGATTTGGTCGGCATCAATATGAACCCAGTTCGGGCGGTAGTTCAATTCACGCTCGTTTGCCCTGGTCCACGGTTTCCATTTCCGTTCCGGATCCTTTTCGTTTTCATCAAGGAAGTACGTAACATTCCCTTCCTTCTTCAATCTTACTTGCGGGTAATCAACGAGGAAATGAACGACCCCTTTGTGGAGCCCATTCTGGAATGACTTAAACGCAAACTCGGTTATGTCATGACCGTTATTGTCGACATCATCGAGGATTTCATCAACCGTTTCGTTAATGTCATCCGATCGAGTCAGCGGTTTCGAAAATACCTCACCTGCGAGCTTTTGAATCGTGCGCTTGAAGTAATTAACAAGCTTGGTGCGCTTTAACCGATTCGAATAATCGATTGGGTCTTCTTCGGCCTCTTGCGGAAGGTAAGTGGTCGAGGCCTCTTGCATACCACGAGTACCCTTCATCAACGTATCAAGTGGCGCCAATACCTCCATAAAGTCGTCGTACGCCGGTAATGGTGTGTCAACCTTGTTTGTATTGAGTTCAACTGGACTCTTGTTATCCGCCATTGTTCCTCCTATTCCGATTCTGTACTTCTATCGGCTTCCGGCATCCTGTGTAAACGTTGAGCTTTGATTGTCCGTTTCCCCGCTAACATTGCTTTCGCAACTCGGTGCCAACCATCGCATATATACCCGTACGGGTCAACGATTATCGGATACTTTAAATCCGCCTCCTCAACCCGCTTCATATGAAACATTACATCGCGCATGTTCTCAATATTCCACGGCATGCGACTGATGTCAAGTGCGAATAATGGGAGTTCGTAAACCTCGCAACCTTGTTCCTGTACGGCATTTACGAGTGTTTCAGCATCCCACAAAGATGAACCATCCCGGTAACTGCTTTCTTCGAATGGAAGCCCAATAATCCGCATTGGGACTTCGTGTGCGTGTAATAACTTTTTCCGACCCATAGTTCCTCCCGGTTACATTATTGGAACGTTAAACATTTTCGATATATACATACGCGAGTTATAACGTTCGTGTTTATCGATACGGTTAGGTGACCCGACTTTTCCTGTGTATTGTGTATGCCGCTGCCCTGCATGTTGATGATAGTAAAACATACGTCCCTGCAGCCGCCGTCCCATGTGACCCAGCCGAGCTATTGTATTCCAGAATACGTATTCTTTTTTGTATTGGTTCTCCGGCCACATCCCTGCATGAAGGAATGCCTCGGTCCGCATCATTGTGCAACAGGTGATGTAGCACTGTCGAAATAACCGCTCCAAATTAAAATTCGGTACGGTGAGGTGTCTTTTCATCTCACCCTCTTGATACAACGTAATATTCGGGTAAACGAAATCAATCGTTTCGTCTTCCATTATTTCCAGACATTTTTCAACGTACTCAACATTCCACAAGTCATCGGCATCCGGGAAAAAGATGAAATCCGAGGTTTTGCCTGGAAGAGCTTCATATCCGCAATTACGAGCAAATGGGATTCGCATTGACCGCTCTTTCTCGGGGTCATCCTGCTCAACGCGGATTACGTGGAGCTTCGTAACTGGGTGCTCCCAGTTATCGTGTATTTCCATGAGCTTTGCGAATTGTTCGTCGGTACTCCCGTCGTCAGCAATAACGATCTGACGAATTGGATGTGTTTGCCGCCCCAATGACGCAAGGGTCTCGGGAAGGTATTCGGTATAGTCTCGGTGTGGCATAACTGCATCAACTGTCTTCATTCATCCTCCTCACGTGGTAATGGGCGAGAGGGTACGGGTTTATCAGTCCCGCCCTCTCGCCACCGACGGTAGCGAAATTACTGCCGGATTTTACTCATATTCATCTGCGATACCATATTTGTCGATTGCATCCTCGGCACTGAACCACGACGTCTTCTTTTCCATCTCTCGCCATCCCTCGAAATCCAACTTGCCGTTACAATTGTCAACGAGCTTTCCTATGTACTGACTCCTCAACAACTGCATCAGTTCGTTTTGGGACTGGATATCGGATGCGGTTTCCCTTCCGGGCCACTTCCACAGTGCTGCCTCGTGGACCATAAATATCGTTCCATATGCAACGTACCGCTTCGAACATACTGCGAAGACTGGAACCGCCGCACTGGCTACAATACCGCTGGCATGTGCATTAATCGTAAATCCCCTGCGTTTGGCTCGTTCGATTTGATCTGCAAGTGCTAATCCGCTAAAGGCGTCGCCGCCGGGACTGTTGATGAATAATTCGACCTCCCGTATTTCGGTGTTTTCATCAAGCCACACAATGTCGTTCCATAGGCGCGTAACGTCAGCAACACTCAGACCTGAAAAGACTTTAACGAAGGCTTTCGTTTTGGCATCGTTGATAAATGATAGTTGACTTAGACGGCCGAGCCCTTGAGCCGCGAGTTGGTCGGTGGTTAGAGGCGGAGCCTGGCATTGGCTGTTGTTTCCCTCGACTGGACCGTCGACCCGTTCGATACCATCAACAGTGATTTTCATCGTTCCGGCGGTTGCGAAAGGCGCGAATAGGAATAGTGCTAAAATCAATGTGATAAAAACTGTGAAAAGTTTGTTCATAAGAATTCCTCCTGCGTTAAATGGTTAATAATTTGTGTTCGGATCAGTCTACAACCTAACTATATTCTTCGCCTTCGCTCCACCACAAAAAATGAGATAATGAATTACCATCAACGAGGGATTCCAGTTCGATATAAATCGGTGCTACTCCTGCGTTGAGGATAATTTCAGCTTGTTCGATATGACCACCAATTCCCAGGTTCGCACCTCGCCCCGCAGACCCCATATAAATCTTACGAACTGGCGAATCGGTGTCCGCCGTTGTTGGGGTGTGACATAACGATAGTCCAGTTGCGTATGAATCCGATCCCGCATAAACCATATTTCGATTCAATACAGGGAGTTCATTTCCCGGTGCATGACCTGATATCGATGGAAACCACGTTCTCAATACCGCATGTAAACTGGCCGAGAATTCAAGCTTCAAATGAACTTCGCAACTTGCTTGAAGTCTAATACCAATCTTTCCGCCGGTGTTAACGAGCGTACTTGCTGACGCTAAATACGACTTCCCAAGATGATTACAGTGAGTATGCGCGTCTAAAACAACAAGCGATCTCGACTTTTTATCAATCATTATTGGACGGTATAAACCATCATGTGTCCTGGCATGAATCGGGTACCCTAAGATCTTTGATAAGTCTTCGTTGTCTCCCACGATGCCTTCTTTCCCCGACTAACCTTTGTAACCGCCTGCTCTCGCTGCTCTCCCCTGTTTTGCGGCTTTTGATTTTGCGTTTGGTCCCGTGTAACACTTACCTTTTTTGCCCCACTTCCAGCCGGGCTTCCCGTCTTTCTGTCATCTCTGTACGGGCAATTACATCACCTCCTAACCTGTATAATCGGTTTGTTCAGCATGGTCGTACCAATCCGCTACGATAGTTAGTGCGTTATTGTCGACCCTCGAAACGACGCGGATGTGATACCAATCACCAGGATTAAGAATGAATTCATTCCCACTTCTTCTCGAACCGCCAATCCTGATCGTTTGTGGAATGTTTGCGGCTCCCATATAAATCGGACCAAGTTTAGTCGTCGACGATTCGGTACCTCCTGGCGTCACACACATCGACATCGCGGATGTGAAATATTTTTCACTCGCAGCAAATGCGTGAAAGTTACGATTCCAATAAGGAACGATGGCACCCGCGTTGAATGTCAGTGTTGAGGCTTTATAAAATTCCATGTAAGAACCCAATGCACTTTCAATCTCAAGAGTCATATGTGCTTTTCTACGTCTCGGACTATCAAGTGGATGACCAGTTGCGCCGAATCCTGGGACGATTGATGGGGATTTAAATAAGAGATTCAATTCTCCGTCGGTATTAACAAGAGTTGACGCAATCGCAATGTGGTGTTCACCGGCATGTGTTTCGTGATGTGGATATGACGTAGTTAACAACGTATGAGTTACCGGATCGAGTAAAACCGCTTTTCTCATACGAGCTTTGAAACCACCAAGTCCAAGTCCAGTATCCCAATCGACCGTTCCAATTAACGCACGTGCGTCTAAATCTTTAAATTCGTTATTGTCGCCCATATATCCTCGTTTCCCCTGCTCTTAGATTTTTAAATCCCGTATGTGTGCGCGCCTCAACGGGAATTCGCGCTCAGCATAATAACCAACAGCATCTGACAAATGGGTCAACATAGGGGTCGACTTCTTATCGATTTCCCCGCTGCCGCCCTCAAGTAGAATAACGCCCTCAAGATCACGAACGATATTAGGGCACTTTCCAGGATCTACGTATAACTTTACTTGTTTGTTGGCAGAATACAATAATGAGTTGACAGAATTAATACGATCCCGTTCTCTCGGGTTCGCACGGCGGACTCGAAACTTGACGTTCGAACCCCATTGTCGTCGTAGCTTCTTCCCAATGATTTCCCAATCACTTCCCAGGATTTTCGCGCTACCGCCAGACCCGCCAGTTGCGTCACCATAGCACACAACCGGGCCGAGATGCCTCTTCCCGTATTCCGCAATAATCTTATCACAAACACGTTCGGTATTACTGAATCGTTTAATCCACACTTCGTCGAATAATGCGGTAGATATGAATTTGTCGTCTCGGTTATATTGAATATGTTGTCCGATCGCGGCGACACCTGGACTAACGTTGAAGTCAAACATGAGAAGGAGAGGTCGAGTTGGATTGTAGAGGTGCGACAATTTACGACAGTTACGTTTATCGTCAAATGCGTAGTAAGCACGACCACTGAAATTGATGAACGAAGCCTCGTACTCTTGAAGGAACGTAAGTTCATCCATCGTTGCCCGGGCAGCGTTGATTTCATTTTCGGGAAGGATGTCAGCACTGATCCAATGATAATGTCCCCATTCACCGGTCTTGTCCGTACGAGCCAAAAGGTCAAGTTCGTAATAATGGTTACGTCCTTCCGGCACACCTATGAAATCGCACCAGCCACCCCTATCTGACAATGCTGGGCGGATATTGGACTCCCACGCATCAGGCTTCACATTACCGATTTCATCGATCACACCACCGTCCCATGGAAAACCTTCCATACGTTCCGGTTTGTCCAATCCCATGAGCCATATCGTGTTTTGATTAATCAGGCGGATCCACAAATCCGATTCCGATTTGCTGTCGACGAATTCTTTTGGAATGAGCTTCTTTATGTCGTTCCAGTAAATACGTTTGACTTGGTTGAAAGTAGGGGCTGCCAGGAAATAGTTTCCTTCATCGTATGGGGACCCGCCTAAACTGGGAGGCGCCATTGCTCGTAGTATCAACTTACGTTTACCTACGATCTCGGTCTTCCCAGAACGGCGGCCGGCCGGAACAACGTTGAAGCGGTGTGGGCTCTGCCACAACCGCGCTTGTTCAGGATGGTACCGTAACTGGTATGCGCGCTTTTTATTAAGCGCCGGGTTTAAAAGTGGCTGTATGTAAGGCATAAAGGCTCCGTATGGTCTATAAAGTACCCGGACATGTGCAAGCAGTTTCCGGACTCAACTTGTCAGCAATACGACGTAAAGAAACCTCGATTGCACAGAGGCAGTCATAGACCGCCTCCGTGTAATCGGGTTCCTCGTATTCCTCTTCTTCGACCTTCCCAAGTGCCTTGTCGATAAGATGTTGCCTCTCTGTACGCCTTATACGTTCACGAGCTATTTCGTACGCAAGGTCACTCCAGGGATATGTCTTGAGGATAGTGCGAGCATCATCGTTGTCCAATGTTTTCCAGGTACTCCACCGTCTCTTCGTGATTCATGCAGCGCCGCGCAATCCCACACGGAAGTTCGATAATGATTTTGCCGGCTGCTTTCGCTGCCATCACCTCTTTTGCGACACCACCAGGGAGCGTCCCATCTGGCAATGCGCGAAAAGCTACGACATCATGCGAAACCGCTATGTCTTCAAAATAAAGCATGTAGTTCTCATTCGGATGATCTTCTTTATACAGTTCCAGGCCTTCCCGGACCCGATCGCAATTCGGATTCGTGACTGAGAATCCGAGGGTGTTAAGTAGCTCTATGTCGCGCTCTTCTTGCGGGGTATCGTAAATCCCCATGAAATGTGCGTAGTAACAACTTAATTTAATCATAGTACATTTCCTCCTTCGTTAAAGTGCGATTCACCTCCTAAGCGTACGGCCGAATACATGGTCAAAGCGAGCGATTCCTCGACTCCGTCCATCAGCAGAATCTGATGAAATACTTCATCGCAAATGAGCCGCGAAACGGCTGCGATTGAATATAAGTAATCGTGTACCATGGCTGCACGAAGGACTTTAGGATCGTAGGGCGAGGTTGTTACTGCCCAAAATAACTTCGGGATTGAGGCTCCATCAAAGACGAACCCATACGGGATCTCGAACTTCTCGCCATTGAGGATGAAGCGGAAGGTCTTGACAAGTTCGTACTTATCGGTACCGGGACATGGACTAACGATTGGTTTCGGTTCGGATATAAAATCGTGTTTTCGTGCTTTATACATAGCTACCTCCCTATTACGTAGATTGGACGAATATGTTCGCTGTTCAAAACTGAATTAACCTTGAGACCACACGAGTCTACAAGGTTAATGAAGTCTTCCCGGTTTCCACCTACGCAATTCGCTCGATTAACTTTCGAATGTTCAGCAGACCAATGAATATACATTAGTCCTCCGATATGAAGTTGTTCCCACCACGTCGTCAACGTAGATTTCGGGTCGTAACAATGATCGAATGCATTGCTGTAGACAAAACCGAACGTATCCCACCAATCCGGATTCGGTTCGTTAAAATCCCACTTAACAACGTTCTTAAACTCATGCACCTCAAGATCGGTTCCAATAACATCGGATCCGAGAAATGCGTGAAGGACCCGAACTTCGTTGCCGGTTCGAACCCCATGACATATCCCGTTTATCGTCCCGAGTACGCTTTGGTGTATATGTTCTGCGATAACAAGTAGTTCTTGTTTAGTGACCCAACTCGCGCCGGTTCCCATGTACCGTGCTTTGCGAATGTTTGTTTCACGTTGAGTTTCAAGGTACTCGTCGTAATCCTTGAATTGATACTTCTTCACACTACCTCCTTTTATTTGCTGGGGACGGATGGAATCGAACCATCTGTAGCACACTGCACTTGGCCGCGCACCACTTACCATATCTTCACCATGATTCCGGATCGCCCTCGCTCTGCAGGCTGCACGAACACGCCGGATAGCGTCTATCCCCGTATATTGTCTGGGGTGACCGGTGGGACTCGAACCCACTTACACGAGGGCCACAACCTCGCCGCGTACCGTAATGCGTCCGGCCACAGTTGGCTTGTCACCCCAAATTGGAGCGGCCAGAAGGACTCGAACCTCCATCGTCCCGCTGGGCGCAGGACATCTTGCCAATTAGAACATGACCGCGTTAAAACTCGATTTGACGGTCTCTTGGTTTCAGCGATAATCGACCATCGTCTTTCGGTTTCTGTGCTTTCCCTTTTTTAGGCTTTCGTGCTTTCTCGCCTCGTGCCTTCACGTCGACTTTTCCACGAAGTTCGTTGGGTTTGTATCGTAACTGACGGAAGAAGTCGGACTTCCCGTCATATCCCATACCATCCCACTCGGATTCTCTGAGCGTTGCTTTGTTCCCACTTTCCTCGTCGTAGACTACAACGCTGAGATCGAAGTCGTTTCGTTCGACGACAAACCCCGGAGGAACGGGCTCGGGTTTTACGAATGGCATTGGGCTGAATGACGCGACGGATGCGCCAAACCCTACGCGGGAACTTCCTGAGATGAAACTCCCGGTAGCAGCTATCGCAGACCGAGATGATCCGAATACTTTTGACATCAATCCTTCCTCCGCTTGCCATTTCAATTGCAGGGCCATTAATTTCCGAAGTTTCTCCGGAACAAGATTCAATAATTCCGTGTTTCCGATAGATGACATATGATTCCTCCCGGCACACATCGCAAGTCGTAGGCACCGGTTAGTCCTCCATCACGTACTGTGGCTTCTCGTCATCTTTCGGTGGAGCCATGTTTAATGGTAACTGGGTCTGGACCTGCTTTGACTTACCTTTTATTGCGTTAAACTTACGTGTCTTCTTCGGCTTCTTTATGTCGTCGAGGTTCTCGGGCTCGGTCGGCACGCTGTTGAACATATCGACGAATGCGTCCTTGAATCGTTTTGCCGTGTCCTGAGGATCGACGACTTTTGCGTTACCGTCAAGTACGTTAAGGTAACGACAAAGTAACATAAGCGCTTGGTTTGTCGTACAACTCGACCTTCAGTTTTGTCGTCTTCGGTGTCACTGTTTCTGTGATCGCTTTGATCGCTGCTGTCTCCTGCCGCGACAACTTCGACGACGACTTGAGGTAGATACCGTTCTTGTCCCACCGACATACATCGGTCAGGTTCGAGAAAGCGATGAGTGCGATCTCACGTAGCGTATTGTCAACAGTCACGTTCAATCTACGTAAACGACTGCGATTTAACGACTCAATTTTCGTACGAATTTTATCGAGTTTCAGCAGGTTCGA